GAGCTCCGACCTACTTGGGTCATTGGAGAAAACGTTGGTGGACACATTAAACTCGGTCTCGACACCGTACTCGAGAACTTGGAAAGTGAAGGTTACTCCGCAAGGACGTTTAGTATTTCAGCTACTAGCATCGGTGCAAACCACAAAAGAGAAAGAGTCTGGATCATTGCCAACTTGGCCGACACCGAACGCTTGGGACGGACAGAGGGGACCCAGAAGTCAGAAGAACTTAAGAGAGAAGAGTCATCAGATAAACCTGATAACTGCGGTCAAGGATGCACAAAGTGTAAGTCCTGTCAAACTGTGGCCAACTCCGACGAGATGCAACGACAGTATCTACGTGGACAAGAGTCCGAACAGACACAAAAGACATTCGAGAGGATTAGCGAGCGAAGTGGAACACAGAATGGTGTGGCCAACTCCGAGGGCAGCGAAAGGAATGTCGATGACTCTAACGGAGGGAATGGCAAAACTTCACAAGAAGAGTTATCTAGAGAGTACGGTAGCGCATGTGGAGTCGGCACCTGGTGGTCAGTTGAACCCGACGTGGGTCGAGTGGCTCATGGGGTACCCGACCGGGTGGACAGACTTAAGTGCTTAGGTAATTCTGTTGTACCTCAGATACCTTATGTGATAGGATTATCCTTAAAGAAGATTATAGAAAATAATGAGTAAAGTATACGTAACGACAAACACTAAATTACCCAATGGTGGGTACAGAGATATTTCTGATTGCGAAAGATTTGGAACTCCCTACATCCTTTTCGAAAACCCCAGGCAAATAGAAGTAAATTCACTGCCATTTATTTTTACCGTTGAGAAAAAATTAAAAGGCATGACATCAAAAGACTATTTATTATTAATGGGTGATCCGGTGTTAATCGGCATTGTTTGTGCAGTCGCTGCAAAAATCACAAATAATAATTTTAAAGTCTTGAAATGGGACAGGGAGAGTGCTATATATATTCCTATAACAATAGAATTAAAATAAGGAGAATAAAATGGGTCTACTTGATAAAGCAATTGAGCAATCTAAGATTAGTTCTTTAGATAGTTCAGATGTAAAAGATCTCGGTGAAGCTTGTAATGAACTAAACAATGTTCGCAAGTCTATCGTCGATAAAGAAGCAGAGATTAAAAGTCTCAAAGACAGAGAGTTTCAATTAGAAAACGAAGTGATACCTTCGATGATTGAAGGAGCCGGAGTAAAATCTCTTACTCTAAATGATGGCTCAAAAGTTTCCGTCAAAGATCAACTACGTGCAAACATTACTATGGAAAACGAAGACTATTGTTTTTCCAGGTTGCAAGAACTAGGACTTGATGATGTCATCAAGAACGAAGTGAAGTTGACCTTTGGTCGTGGTCAAGATTCCGACGCTACTAATTTAATTACAGAGTTACAAGACAGAGGTCTGTATCCGAGTAATAAAAAGGCAGTGCCCTGGAATACACTCTCCAAATTATTAGAGGAACAGATTGCCAAAGGTTCGATGACATCTGTTGATCAAGAAAAGTTTGGAGTTTACACCTTTAAAAAGGTGAAGATCGAATCGAAAAAATAACAAGGAAAAATAAAAAATGAGCAATACAAAAGCAAATGGTGCAGTCACCACAAAGACTGAAAAGCTACCTGCTATGAACTTCGAGAACCTCGAACAGTTCGCAGGTACTGGACTTGATACCATCACAACAGATGATATCGCAACACCAAGACTTAAAGTCTTGGCACAAATGTCACCAGAGTTAGAAGAGATTGAAGGCGCAAAAGCCGGAATGATCTGCAATTCTGTGAGCAAAAAAGTGTACTCAGGACAAGACGGAATTAACGTTGTTGTCTGTGGCTTCGAGAAAGTTTGGTTAGAATGGACAGACAGAGGCAAAGGTGCTTCTGCTCCCGTTAATATCTTTTCAGCGAAAGATAAACCAAGCAATGCAGTACGTGGAGATGACGGTAAATTCCGTCTCGAGAACGGTAACTATTTAGAAGAGTGTGCAAACTTTTATGTACTTCTTCTTAATGGCGGAGTAGCTCCAGAGCCTGCAATCATATCAATGAAAGCAACGCAGTTAAAAGCTGCGAGAACTTGGGCTTATAGTTTGAAGAATGAATTCATTCAAAATCCGAAAACTAAAAAGCTTTTCTTAGCGCCTTCCTGGTATCGTGTTTACAATCTAACTACTATCAAACAACAGAACGACAAAGGTTCTTGGTATGGTTGGGTCGTCAACAAAGGTGATTTCCTAGAGAGCGAAGGAACTTTTGATATGGCTGCGAACTTCAATGAGTCAGTCAGAAAAGGTATTGTGAAACCTAAGTATGATGACGAAGTGGAAAGTTCAAGTGGTTCTGAGGATATTCCGTTTTAATGGATCAAAAGGTATCTAAATTTAAAGATATCTTTTCTGGGTTGGAGCGTGCTCATGGTGTGTTCCAACCCAATGGAAAGGTCAAAGAGAATGGCAAACGGGAAGGTGATGCCTGGATAAATAAAAAACCCGTTGAGGATTCTCTATGGGAAAGGCATTTAGAAGGGGACTGGCCTAGCCTTGGTATCATTCCTATTAATGAAAAGAACGAATGTCGTTGGGTAGCTATTGATGTAGATGAATACCCAATCGATCATGCAAACATTGTTAAAACTCTAAAAGAAAAAAACTTACCATTCATTACTGCCATTTCTAAAAGTGGTGGAGCACATTTATTTTTATTCTTCAAAGAACCTATTCCTTCGGAGATTGCACATAACAAGATAAAAGATTTAGCATCTCGTTTAGGATATGGTGGATGCGAAACATTTCCTAAACAACCTAGCCTTGGTAAAGAAGCGACCGGGAATTTTTTAAACTTACCTTACCACAACGGATTAAACTTCAGTGATCGATATGCTTTCAGTGAACAAGGCAATGCCTTAAGTCTTGATGAGTTCTTAGAAGAGGTAGATAAAAAATCTTTAACGCTAGAAGAATTTCAAAATCTAAGTTTAGCTCCAAAAAAGCAAGTAAAATCGCCATTTTCTGACGCTCCTTTTTGTATCGAAGCGTACCTCGATGAGAATAAAAAAGTTCAACAAGGCAGTAGAGATAACATGCTCTTTCACTATTCTGTTTTTGCAAAGAAAAAATACGGTGAAAGTTTTGCAGAAGAAGTTCAAAAGTTTCATCACAATTATTTTGAAGAGCCTCTTGCTCCTGCACAGATAGAAAAAATTATTAGACAAGTAGAGAAAAAAGATTGGGGCTACAAATGTAATGACCAACCTATGTGTGCGTTTTGTAATAAATCAAAATGTCGAGTGAGAAAGTATGGTATCGGAGAAACAAATGAAGTTTCAGATATTGATAATGTATTTCAATACGGTGAAGGGCTAGATAGTTTTTATGAGATGACCGTGAACGGTGAACATAAATTAGTTGTAGGTGTTCAAGAACTATATGAACAAAGTAAATTTAGAATGCATTGTCTTGCAAAAATTTCAATGATGCCACCGAACATGAGAAGAAGTGATTGGGATCAATTTATTTTGAGCATTGTTTCTAAAGCAGTAAAGGTAAAAGAGTTTGAGATGTCACCCGTCGGTAGATTAAAAAACTATTTAACAAAGTTTATTGTCAACCAAGGTAATGCTTTAAGTATGGACGACATCGTCAATGGTTCGTGTTTCACGAGCGAAGAAGAGGGAAGAGTTTTCTTTCGACTAGATCAATTCCAGGAGTACATGAGAAATAAAAGATTGCCTGCTATTGATGAAAACAAATTAGGAATTTATTTAAGAGAGATCGGTGGATCAAGCACCAAGAGAAAACTAAATGGTAAGCCTGGTCTTCTTGTTTGGTATGTCGCTTCAAAAGATTTTACCAATAGAATTGAACAGATTGATGAAGCAGAGATAGAAAGAACGGAGCTAGAACCATTCTAGAAAAAGTTTGTAAAATTATCGGACCGCCAGGGACAGGAAAAACTACTACATTATTAAACATTGTAGAGAAAGAATTGTCCATGGGCCGTGAGCCAGATAGAATTGGCTACTTTTCTTTTACAAGGAAAGCCACAACCGAAGCGATTAACAGAGCAGTCAGTAAGTTTGATATTGAAAGAAAAAATTTAGAGTGGTTCAGGACTCTTCATTCTTGTGCATATCGTTGGCTTAATCTCAGTCCTTCCGACATCATTGGTAAGAACGAATTCTTAGAATTATATAAAGAAACAGGGATTGATTTACATGATAGCATTAGTTCCAAAGATAATTTTACAGGGAGTGAGGGAGATGGATTTAGTTTACTTGATTTATATCGGGTAAAAAATACTAGCTTAGAAAAGGAATTATACGACTCTGGTATTCATGTTAAAGGCGGACTGAATAGATTACTCATAGCGGACAAGCTCTATCGTGTGTTCAAAAAAAGAAAAGGCGTGATGGATTTTACCGACATCATTATGAAGTTTAATAAGATAGGTCTTAGTCCTAATCTAGGTGTTGTTATTATTGACGAAGTCCAGGATCTTAAACCTATTGAATGGGATATGGTTCGTATCATGATGCAAAAGGCAGAGAAAGTTTATTTAGCGGGTGATGATGACCAAGCAATTTATTCTTGGAGTGGTGCAGATGTTTCTCAAT